CCGTGACCCTCACGATCAGCGCGGCCTTCGTTGCGGCCAACAGCGTGACCGTGAAGCTCAACGGCACGTCGATTGCGGCGCCGGTGGTCTACGCTGTGAGCAGCGACGCGACCCTCGCCGCGCTCGCGGCGGCCATCGCGGCAGTCGGCGGCGGCGCCATCTGCACGGCTTCGGTGGTCTCGGTCCCGGCGGCGGCGGACAACGATCGCGTGATCGTGCTGACTGCGTTGGATCCGCTGGTCGACCTCGTGCTCTCGGATTACTCCTGCACGCTGGGCGCTTCGCAGAATACGGCGAGCTTCGCCACGACCAACGTCGGCGCCGGCGCCTGCGATGCGGCTCTGGCTGGCAAGCTGATCCCGCAGGGCCTCGGCCAAGCCACCGCGCACGGCAAGACGCTGACCGGCCCGGCGACCGACGACCTGTCTACGGCCGAGTACACCAACGTCACCAGCCACGGCGGCAACGTGTACGTCACGATTGGCGGCATCGACCAGGTGCAGAAGGGCCAGACCTCCGGCTTCGTGGCCGCTGGGCAGCATGCCTTCATGGACACGGTTGCCATGCGCGATCGGCTCGAGTCGGACATTCAGGCCGCAGTGCTGGCGGTGCTTTCGCCGCAGGTCGGCAAGCTGCCCTACAACAACACCGGCATCGCGGCCGTCGCCGGCGCGGCGATCAACGTCTGCCAGCGGTACGTTTCGCTCGGTATGCTCGAGCCCTTCAAGGTGGCCGAGTCGTGGACGATCCCCGACATCAGCGAGATCTCGCCGGCGAACAAGACCGCGCGCTACCTGCCCGGCATCACGGCCAACCTCGTCGGCACCGGCGCTATCCAGTCGGTGGAATTGACGCTCAACATCGCGGTCTAACGGAGTCGAACCATGGCCAACCTGCTCGGAAGCTACAGCCCCAACGACATCTCGATCATCGTGGCCGGCGTGCCGGTCTCGGGCTACGGCGATGGCGACTTCGTCTCGGCCGAGTTCGCCTCGGATGCCGCGATGCTCAAGGAAGGCGCCGACGGTTCGCCGGCGATCTCGTACAAGCGCGGCGCTCGTGGCGGCACCATCACCGTGACGCTGTTGCAGACCTCGATGTCGAACAACTACCTCAATGGCCTGTTGTTCGCGCAAAAGACTGTGGGCGGCGCGCAGTCGACGATCCCGGTGGTGATTCGCAACGCGCAGGGCGGCCAGACCGTGACCATGCAGCGGGCGGCCTTGCAGAAAGAGCCGACCGTGACGTATGGTCCCGATGTGTCCACGGTGGAGTGGACCTTCATCGGCCAGCTCGTGTCCGAGTTCGCGGGCATGGCGGTCTAAGCGGGGTCAAGTGCGAGACATCAAGACGATCGACGTCAACGGCAAGCAGGCCACTATCCCCAAGCTGGACGCTGCTTCTGCCGGCGACGATGGCTTGAAGAGCGAGGCGGCTGGCATCGACAACTTCGCGGCAACCGGCCGGATGCTCGCCCAGGCCGCCAAGATGCTCCGCGATAAGGAATACCGCGATCTCGTCTGGACGCGCGTCCTGCACGGCTGCACGCTGGGCGACGAGCCCGTCATGGGCCCCGACGGCAAGACGCCACGGGACACCCACGACCTCGCCGATCTATATCGCCTGCACCTGCTGTCGATCGACCATAGCTGCGGGTCTTTTTTGGCGGCTCTGGGCGTGGGCGCGCTTCAGGGCATGAGCTGACACCAGCCCAGCAATCGGCCGAGATCCGCAAGCTCCGCGATCAGGCCATCAAGACGCGGTGGCTTTGGACGCTGCCGGTCGAGGCTGGTTATGCTCGCAGCCTGATCGAAGTTCAGACACAATGGAGCCTCGACGACGTGCTGCTCGTCTCCGATCGCGTTCGTGAACGCAACCGGCAGATGGAGAAGGCACGCAAGGGAGCGCACCGATGATCGTCCGCGACCTATTGATCAAGCTCGGTTTCCGCTCGGACACCAGCCAGCTCGACAAGACCGATCAGAAGCTCGCCGGCATCAAGTCGAGCGTGGGCGCGCTCGATGTCGCCGCCGGCGCCATGCTGTCGAATCTGGCCATGCAAGGCGTCGGCAAGGTCATCGGCACGCTCAAGGAAGGCGTCGATCAGTCGGTGCAGTTCGGTCGCGAGATGGCCAACATCAGCTCGCTGATCGGCGGCGACCAGCTCCGCACCCGCGAGCTCGCCGCAGATGTCGAGCGCATGGCGTTGCAGTTCGGCAAGGGTACGAGCGAGATCAACGATGGCCTCTACGACCTGATCGGCACACTCGGCGACAGCAAGGAAGCGACCCAGCAGCTCGAGATCGCGATGAAGCTCGGCGCCGCTGGTGCCGCGACGACCAAGGATGGCCTTTCGGTGCTGGCGGCAGTGACCAAGGCCTACGGTGACACGTCGTTGGCGACCATGCAGAAGGTCGCAGACCTCAGTTCCAAGACGGTCAACCTCGGCAAGATCACAATGCCTGAGCTCGCCGCCAGCATCGGCCAAGTCACGCCTTTGGCCGCGCAGCTCGGTGTCAGCATCGAAGAAGTGATGGCCAATACCGCCACGCTCACCGGCGTGACGGGCAGCGGCGCAGAAGTCATGACCCAAATGTCCTCGGCCATGCGTGCGCTCATCGATCGAACTAAGCCCATGGAGGCCGCGTTCCAGAAGGCCTTCAAGCCCCTCGGCATCACCGGCATGAAAGAGGCCGTGAGCAAGTACGGCTTTGTCGGCGTCATGCAGATGCTGGTCAACACGACCGATGGCAGCATGGAGCAGATCAATGCCCTGTTCGGCCGAATCGAAGGACTCAAGGAAGCGTTGTCGCTGACAGGCAATCAAGCGGCCGACTTCCAAGAAAAAATGAAGGCCATGGGCGAAGTCGCCGGCGAAGTCGACGCGCAGTATCGCGCGCAGACCACCGGCCTCGGCGCGGCTGGCTTCGAGATGGACAAGGCCAAGGCCCGCTCGGATGCGCTGTCTCGGCAAGTCGGCGAACGGATGACCCCGGCTTTCCTCAAGTTCGAGGAGACCCTCGGCACCATCAAGCTCCTGTTCGTCGACTACATCCTGCCTCTTTTTTCGGCGGTAACGAAGAATGCCGGCGATAGTGCGACGGGAGTGGATCTGTTGTCTGTCAGCTTCCGCGGTCTCGCCGTCGTACTTGGTGCAGTCATGGGCATCCTCGACACGATGTTGACCACCGTGGTCATGGTTGCCAAGGCGCTCGCTGGTCTCGCGGCTGCTGTCGCTCACGTCGCGACCGGAAACTTTGCCGCAGCCGGCGCCACACTTCGCCAGACTGGCGCCGAGTTCATGACTGAGGGCCGAGCCTATGTCTCAAGGGCCACCGGCTACGGCGACATCATGGGCCGCGCCCTGTTCGACGTGCCCAAGGCGCAAGGCATGGCCGAGACCGCAGCAACGGCTGGCCCGGCTGGTGCGCCGGCGATCAACACCGACGTGGGCGGGGTCAGCATCATCGTGAACGCTGCACCCGGCACCGAGGCGGCCGCCGTCTCTCGCGAGCTGGACACGGTCGCGCGCGGCCTGTGGGATCAAAATCTGATGCAAGCCCAAGCGGCGCTGGCGGGAGACTACTGATGGCCTTCTGCGAGATCCAGCTATCGACTGGCCTCGTCATCTCGCCGGACACGGCAGAGACGGTCACGCACACGCGCGAGGCGCAAGCCACCGACCACCCTGTCGAGGACGGCTCGGCCATCGCCGATCACGTCATCGTAAAGCCCAAGACCTTCACGCTTGTGACGATCTGGACGCCTCGACCGTGGGATGACAGCTACAAGCCCACCGGCATCAACCGGCCGCAGCAGGCCTTCGACATCCTCGCGCTGGCGTGCCAGGACAAGACCTCGCTGTGGATCCAAGTCGATGACATCGACTACCAGCCGGTCGTGCTCGAGCGCGTGACGATGCAGCGCCAGTTCGCCGACGGCGACAGCCGCACGATCCAGCTCGAGTGCAAGGTGATCACCATCGTTTCGGGCAAGACGGTCGCGGTCAAGCTCAAGTCGACGCTCAAACCCAAGGGCAAGCCCAAGAAGAAGAAAGTCTCGCTCGAGGTCGACAACACCACCGTCTACTGGACTGACCCCAACCCTACCGCCAACAGCTACTGGCAGAACGGCGCCTCGACTCCGACAGCCAACCCGCAAGCCCCGGCGAACTACGTCGCCCGCAAGGCGGCCTCGACCAATCCGGTCTTGCAGTCCAACTTCTACCAGGTGCTGAACCCGTAGCAGGAGGCGCGCGTGTACCTCAAGATCCCGATCAACACGACCGAGGACGCCACGCCCATCGTCGCCGAGGTGCAGCTCGAGGGCGAAGCCTATCAGCTCTACTTCCGCTACAACGTCCGCGCCGGCTTCTGGCGTTGCGACATCCGCAATACGCAAGGCGTGGCGCTGGCGGCGGGACTCGCCGTCCGAAATTCTGGCATCGCATGGAATCAGGCGCTCTACCTGCACGACGGCATGGTTCAAGGCCTGCTCCGCTGCTTCGCGACCGCCACGCCCGGCGTCGACGCGGGGGCCAACGAGCTCGGCGGCCGTGTGGGCGTCTACTACCGCACGGCGATCGACTGATGGCGCAGCTCTACGGCCGGCAATGGGTGCTCACGATTGGCGGTCGCCAGTGGACCGACCTCCGCGTGTCGTTCGAGATCAAGCGCACGTTGAGCAAGTACCCCGACCCAGCGACGATCACGGTCTACAATTTGTCGGCCGAGACGCGCGCCAGCTTCCAGCGCGGCGACGAGGTGCGGCTGGTCGCGGGCTACACCGAGGCCTCGAGCCTGATCTACAGCGGCCAGCTTCAAGATCAGATCGTGGCGCGCGATGGTCCAGATTGGGCCACGACGATCACGGTGCGCGATGGTGACTCCGCGTGGCGCACGCAGGTCAATCGGTCGTTCTCGACCTCGGCGCCGCTGTCCATCGCCGTGCAGCGTATCGCCGCCGACATGGGCCTCGCCATCCTGCCGACGTCGCGACCGCTCCTCGAGGGCTATGCTGTGCGCGCTGGGTCCATCCACGTCGGCCCCGGTCAAGACGCGCTCTCGAAGCTGCTCTCGCCATGGTCGCTCCGGTGGTGCATTCAAGACGGTGTGTTGGTCATCCTGCCGCTCGATGGCGCCACCAATCAGACAGCAGTGCTCCTGTCGCCGACCACTGGCCTCGTCGGTTCGCCTGAACCCATGACCGACCAAGCCAAAAAGCCATTCAAGAAGAACCAGCCCAACACCACCACCGGCAAGCGGCTCCGATTGACTGCGCTGCTCCAGCCGGACCTCAATCCCGGCCGGCCGGTCGTCTTGCAGTCGACGCAATACAACGGCACCTACCGCGTCGACTCGGCCGTGCATCGCGGCGACTCGCGCGGCCAAGACTGGTATAGCGTCGTAGAGTGTACGCTGCTCTCGGGGGCGACATGATCGGGATCACACTCGAGCAGGTGATAGACGAAGCCATCACCAGCCGACTCCAGAACGTGTGGACAGCTCTGCCCGGCGTCGTCGTGTCATGGTCGACAAGCGGCACGGCGTCGGTGCAACCCTTCCCCGGCGTGCTGATCAACGGCGAGCTCCAGTCGCTGCCGGTCCTGACCGACGTTCCGGTGGCCTATCCGGCGGGCGCCGGCGGCAGCATGACTTATCCTCTCGAGCCCTCTGGCGCGACACCGGCGACGAGGCCGACCCGTTCGACGTGAGACGCCACGACCTGTCCGACGCATGGTGCATCCCTGTCGCCGGCGGCAGTGCTCCCGCCGCGCAGGCCGACCGCGTCATCGTCGCGCAGCCCTCGGGCCAGAACGACAAGATCCAGCTCGGCGTGGCTCCGCTCCTACCCGCCACGCCACCGGCACAAGTGCCAGCCCTGCCCGACGGCATCGTCCCGCCGCTCCTGCCCGGTCTGCGACAGACCAGCGGCCGCGCAGCTCGCACTGGCGACGCGATCAAGATCATCGTGGATCAGACGGTGGTCCAGAACTTTATCGCCGGCATGGCAGCGGTGGCGGCAGGCGCGCCGGTGACCCCGTTTGACATGACCGGCTGCATCGCGAGCGGTTCCGACATCGTCGAGGTGGAGTGATGGCAAACAAGGCCGGAATCATCAACGCAGACACTGGGGTCATCGTCGGCGTCCCCGACGCGCTCGTGCAGGTCGGCGGCGTGTGGACTATCGCGGCCACTGCGCCAGGCACGGTGCCCGCCAGTCGGCAGATCAACACGACGGCGCCTCTCACCGGCGGCGGCGACCTCTCGGCCGACCGGACGCTTGCCATTGCGGCGGCGACCGCCGGCAACGATGGCTATATGACCTCGACGCAAGTCGCGACGCTTGCCACGGCTGCGAGCACTGCTGGTGCAGCACTGCCCAAGGCCGGCGGCACGATGACTGGCGCGATTGACATGGGCAGCCAGAAGATCACGTCGCTCGGCACTCCGACAGCGACCACCGACGCCGCAACGAAGGGATACGTCGACACGGCAGTCGTCGGTCTGCTTGACCTCAAGGGCTCGATCGACTGCTCGGGAAATCCCAACTACCCAGCGGCGCTCAAGGGCGACGTGTGGGTGATCTCTGTGGCTGGCCTCATCGGTGGCGCCTCGGGCATCTCAGTGCAGGCCGGCGACGCGATCCTTGCGCTCGCCGACAATGCAGGTGGCACACAGGCGGCGGTCGGCTCGAGCTGGAGCATCCTGCAAGCCAACCTTGTGGGCGCTCTGCTCGCCGCAAACAACCTCAGCGACGTGGGCAACACGGCCACGGCCCGCACAAATCTCGGTCTCGGAACGGCAGCGACAGCGAACAGCACCGATTTTGTGGCACGGACTGGCGATACGATGAGCGGCTCGCTGGTCTTGGGCTCCGGTGCATCATTGACCATGAGCGGCGGCACACTGTCGGGCCAAGGCAACATTCGGATGGGCGCTGCGGCCAATCCTGCGTATGACTCAAACCTGCTCTACGCTGATGCCAATACGCGAACAATGGGCATGGTCTGCTCTGCGACGCCTGCATTCGGCGCAGCCAACGGCCCCTACGTGGGTATGCGCGGCAACACTTACAGCGCGATCAGTAGCCAGCGTGGCAATGTGTTTTTTGCTGCTGGCAACCCAAGCACACCGGCGGCGGCTGAGGGTGCGATCATCTTCCTCACAGGCGCAGACCAACTGCGAATGCGAATCGACAACAGCGGATTTGTTGGGATCAACTATAGGGCCGCAATTGCTTCTAGTGCCACGAGCTATCTGCTGAACTTCGGCGCAACCACCAAGGGTTTGCACGAATACAATAGCGGAGGCACGGGCAACGATTCGATCAAGGTCATCGGCAGCAATCCCGGCGCAACATTTGGCGTGCAAAATGCGAACGCTTCTGGTTTTTCCGGCGTCGAGTACCTCGACAACGGCGGCACTGTCCGTGTGTTTACCGGCTACCAGAACAGCACTGGCGAATTCCGTTTCAACCAGCTAGCTGCTGGTGGAACAATCGTGTTCAAGATTTCCAGCAACAACGCGCTCGAAATCGCAAACAGTCGAGCGGTCACCGTTCCTGTTTCGCTCAAGATTGGCACGTCGGGAACGGCCATCACGCAACAGACCGTCTACACCCCGACGCTCACGCCAGCGGCTGTCAGTGCGGGCGCTCCCGCCGAGCAGACCTTCGCCGTGACCGGTCTCGCGACCACCGACACCGTGACCGTGAACGCGCCAGGAGCGGCGGTGTTCAACTCTCGCGTGTCGGCCGCTAATACGCTGGCGATCACCTTCATGCCACCGGCTGCCGGCAGCTACACCCCGCCGGCGGGCACCTACCGCATCGTCGCGATCCGATCCTAGCGTTGCGAGCCTGCACGGCGTAGCATGGCCGAGCGAGGTGGATGGTGGCGACAGCGTGGCGCGATCTGGCTCTGGACTCGGCTGGCGATCTGCTGATCGAGGGCGGCGACTTTCGCCTCTTGGAGGGCAACGACGCCATTGTGCAAGAATGCCAGACGGCGCTCGGCCTGTGGCTCGGCGAGTATCCCTTCGACACGACGATCGGCACCAATTGGCCCGGCCTGCTCAACCAGAAGGGCGTGCGCGATTCGCAGGTCACTGCCGAGGTGCGGCGCGTCCTGTCGACCGTGCAGGGCGTGGCCAGCGTCGACCGAGTCGACATCGAGACCAACACGACCGCGCGCACGTCGTCGCTCACCATCTATCTCACCACCGACGAGGCCGCCGTGCTGGCCGTGCCCGTCGCGGTCGGAGGTCTTTGATGCCCGGCCCCACGTTCGGCCCATCGGGCCTTCAAATCCAGACAGCGACCGAGATCCAGACCGAGCTGTCCAACTACTTGCAGGCCGCGTTCGGCGCCTCGCTGCAATCTCTCAACGGCAACACCGTCGTCGGCCAGCTCGTGTCGGCATTGGCTCAGGTGCTCGCGAGCTATCAAGAGGGCATCGATTACGCCTACCAGGCGTCGACGCTCGACGGCGCCGAAGGCGTGAACCTCGATCGGCTGGTGCAGAACCTTGGACTGACGCGCAATATCGCGACCTCGACGACGGTCACGATCAACATGGCCAACTCGAGCGTGGGCGCGGTCGTCGTGCCGCAAGGCACCATCCTTGCCCTTGGCGCGACTGGCGACCTATACGGTGTGATCGCCTCGGTGACGATTGCTCCGCTCGGCAACGCCAACGTCTCTGTGATCGCGCTCGTGCCCGGCCCGACCGACGTCGCCGCCGGACAGACGACGTGGGCCATCACGACGAGCTTCGTCGGCTCGAGCTTCCTGACGTTGACCAATCCCACGGCTGGCGTGACCGGCACAGCGCAGGAGACCGACGGCGAGCTCCGCGTGCGAACGCTCGAATCCGCGCACCTGCCCGGCAACGCCACGGTGGATAGCATCCGCTCGGCCATCGCTGACCTCGATGGCGTCGTCGAGTGCCGAGTGTTCGAGAATACCAGCGACTTCGCTGGCATCACGTCGCCGGTGAACATTCCGACGTTGCCAGCGCACAGCTTCACGGCTGTAGTGCGCGGGTCTGCCGCGGCTAGTGCTATCGGCCCGGTGATCTACACCCAGAAGGCAGCAGGCATCCAGACCTTCGGCGACACCACCTACGCGGTGACCGATCCCGACGGCTTCACGGTCAATGTGAAGTATGAGGCCGCAGCAGCGTCGACGATTTTTGTTTCGGCCACCATCGCTGGTGTGTCTGCGAGCTTCAAGGCAGCGATTCAAGCGGCAGTGGCAGCCTATATTGGCACCAGCGCCACGCCCGGCCTGACGATGGGGTCGACCATCATCGGGATCGCTCTGACGGACGTGATCTACGACGCGACCAAGGTCAATGGCGTGTCGACCTGCACAGGCATCAGCCTGCTCAAGTTCGACACTGCGAACCCGCCGGTCAACACGAGCAACCTTCCGGTGGCGTGGAATGAGTATCCCCAGACCGTCGCAAACGATGTTCACATCGCGCTGACATTCGTGTGACCCATGGCAGACCTTGTTCAACTTGATGCCGGGCAGTTGATGGTGGACGCTCTCCCGAGCGAATTCCGCCGTCCCAAGCTCGAGGCTGCATGGGCCGCACTCGGCCAGCCGATCAAAAACGCCGACGCTGCGGTCGTGTGGCTCCAATCGGCCTTCACCGTCTCGCTCGGCACCGGCGTTCAGCTCGACGCGCTTGGGCAGCTCCTCGGCCAGCCGCGTCTCGGTGGCGCGTATCCACTCGGCGAGACCGATGCCGACTATCGGGGCAAGCTACAGGCGGCCATCCTTCGCAATCGCTCGAAGGGCACAGCTCGAGAAATCGCAGCGATGGTTCACGCCCTGTTGTCGGATGCGATCGCGGTACAGGTCTCGGACGTTCCGCCGGCCGCGTTCAACTTGGCCGTGTATGTCTCGTCGGCGTTGTCGAGCTCACAACAGCAGGCGCTGATCGACTTCGCGGTGGCAGCCAAGGCAGCCGGCGTCAAGATCGTGGGGATCGCGTGGTATCAGGCGCCGGTGTTCGGCTTCGTACCGTCGACCAATCCACCCGTGCAAGGCTATGGCGACGGTGTCGGCGGCCTAGGTGGCGCGTGGGCAAATTACATCTACCCCTGAGGTTGAACCATGGCGAACGTGATCAAACAGTACCCCACCACCGGCACCGGAGACCCCGAGATCCTGCCGTGGGCCACTGGTGGCACGACGCTCGAGCCTACCGCAGGACAAGAGACCACCGGCTGGCAGCCGCAAGCCATTGCTGGCCCGCCCGACTATCGCCTCGAGAATTACGCACGGCTCAACCAGTCGTTGCTGAATGCGCGCGGCGTGCAGACCGCAGTGTTCCTTGAGTGTTGCCAAGCTCAAATTACGCTGACTGGATACGCGGCCGGCGTGAATCAGCGTCGAATCACGATCAACGGCATCAACATCGACATCACCGACGGCGGCGGATCGGTGACGGCCGTGCGAGATGCCTTCGTCGCAGCGATCAACGGCAACCCCGTCACCGCGTCATTTG